GCATACTTCTCTGCCTTGAGTCCTATGATTTCCAGTATCCTCGGCACCACCATTTCCAAGGCGTCCTTATAAAGACCCGTGTTATCTTCTATTTTGACATCGACGCTCATATGTCAATCCCCCTCTCTTCCAGTTCCTTCTTGTACTTCATGTACTCTTCGAACTCCTTCTTAACATCGTCTGGGGCATCCTCTTTGAGGTGCCAGTTATCAAGCTCCGGTACGAAATACGGGCTGTCGACGAATTTAGGTTTCTTTATACTCATTCCAACCTCCCTATAAGCTTCTCAAGTTCTTCACCGAACAACCTAGCCACTGTTCTTGGATTCGCCGATGTGATGTACTCAGCAAAACACTCGGCAAACCACTCCTGCGGGTTCTGAGCGGCATACATGCTGACGCTCTTTTCCACGGCATATGATTGCCAGAACTTATCTGCTTTCCCATCCCAGTCTTTAACGTTCCAGTATTCAGCAATTGTTTCGTCTTGGTCAGCCGCCCTTTTCATGATGGTATTTCTCAAGGATGACGATGCGTACCTATATTCTCCGGACGCGGTAACGCCTCCCTTAATCCCCTCTTTGGCTAACAGACCGTCTATAGCATGTCCAATCTCGTGAACCACAATAGACTCCGCTGTGGTTCCGTATGGGTGCCATCTGGTTGACACGTCTCTGTTATAGCTTCTCCATACACTGTTCCAGTCGTTGTATCTCTCCGGGTTGACCTGTACTTTGCCATCCCCTCTAATAAAGCACCACGCGTATGTGTCGTGTTCCATCCCAGTTGGATGGGCGTCCGGAGCACCTAATCTTCCCTTAAGCTTTGGGTATTTTTCGAATACCTGCTGATACGATGCTGCTATCGACTTGGCAGAATTAAGGTCGCACCCGGTTAAATTCGCTTTTGAGTACACACCGCCGTTCCAATCGTTTATCTTTCTGAACCATCCTTGACCGTTCATCAGCGAGTTCACCTCGTCAACGGTCTTGGCCGCTCCAAGTGCGGACTGGAACTTTCCAACCGCAACGATTTTTCCTTTCGCGTTCGTCCATTCCCTGTACGTCATTTCTTTTACCGGATGACCGTCAATGTTGTCGTACCTCTCGTACTCGGACGGGTAGTTTGTTACGTCTCCCACAAGGGTGCATCTGCAGTTGTACACTTCTCTCGGTGGACCCTCCGGGTCTCCGGGAAACCTGCACTCGTTGGAAAATTTGACTGGGTGCCACTTGTCCCCGACCCTCCGAATTTCGCCGTCTATGCTTGCATGGGAATCTCTAGTACGTGCGTCAAATGTCGCCATCCACTGTTTCGTGACGGTAATACCCATATCTTTGGCATCCATCAGAGACTGGTATCTTCCTGCGTTCTGTGCGCCAGTCATGGCGGTTCTTGCATGGGTCAGCATGGCGTTTTTGTTGTGTGACCCGGTGGCGACTGCAAGCCTTTTGGCTACTTTGCTTAAGGATTCGCCCTGAATAATGCCTTGGACAATCTGAGACCTCATCTTTTTCATGTTCCACGCCTTGTCCTTCTTCGGGTCAAGTTTTTTAGTCGGCAGGATTCTTGGGTCGTTTTTGATTAGATTGGCTACCGCATGCGAATCGTACAGCCCAAACCCGAAATTAACCCCGGCACCATGCTCAAGCGAGTACGACTGGAAATTTGCATTCTCCGCGAACACGCTAAACGATTCCTTGTTGATGATATCGAGAGACGTGGAGTTTGCTTCCGATAGAATCCTCACGATTTGGTCTCGCTTAGCTTCCCATTGCTCAGACTGGAATATCTGCCCGTCCAACCACCTAGAATACTCGTCCCATGTAATCTCACCTTTATTGGCTTTTTCTTGGTATATACTGTCCTTTATGGCGAACTTCCGAGCAAATTCGTCTGTCTTCTCTTTTATGTCCCTGTACGCCTCTTCGTATACCTCAACCAGTCTTTTATTGATTTCCGCTAGCTTTTTGGCGGTGTATCTCGTGCCTGGGTCTGACATTTATCACACCTGCTCTTCCACTATCTGCTCTTCCGTTACTTCCTCATCTTCAAATCTGCTCTCCGATTCGATATCCTTACGCATCATAATCTCGGCAATTTCGTCAACCGTGATGAACGGAAGCTTCGACAGTACTGTCTCATCGTCGAGATACTCAGCTGCGGAGAGAATCATCTGAGTCTGTTCGTTTTCGTTGGAAATCCGGTTGCGTTTGAAAATCGGCGTGTCCTCGATTCCAATCAGCCTGAGAATCTGCTGAACGAATTCGACCACCTGATATTCGAAATTGTCTGCCTCTTCGTCAAGGGGCTGGTATGCCGCATCAATATGGTCGTTCGTGGCTCCTGCTGCCACCGTGTGAACGTCCAGACCGCCAAAATCCTCGTAAATCCCGGACCTAATTTCGGAAAGATACGCCGATCTAGCCCCGTATGGAATGTCCTGCGTGTACGGGGTCACACCGGAATTTTCGGTGTCTGCGACTGCGATATGGTTTATCTTAAGGCGGTCTCTGAATCTTTCAAGTTCCTTGTCGCTCATACCACCGCAGTTGGAGATAATCCAATACACCTGTGCACAGTCGGTAAGGTCGTTTGCGAACCCGGACCGAATCAGGTCGAACGAGTCAATCTGCTCTTTCATTCCGACCAGTGTGCTTTGGTGAAGGTCTGACCCCCACAGCGGCACGATTGGGAGAGTTCCATAGTTTTCTTCTCCAACTATTTCCTCGCCATCTTCGGGAACACGTGACACGATAGTCTTGTACGTCTTCTTGTCGGCAACTTTCTCGAAGTCCATGCCGACCACCCCTTTTGACTTGTATTTGGTGTACCCGCTTTCCTCGTACAGCACTGCAAGCATTGGTTTGGAGTCATCCAGTCTCCAAAACCTGATACCCGCCCTCAGAACACCAGTCTCTTCGTCCCACAATGGTACAAACTGAAGAATGGGAAATACGTGAAGTCTGTCGTAGTTCCAAAATCCGAACGTGACTCCGTGAATAAGGGCTTTGTATCCGGCTTTCTTGAGGTCTGTGTCGAACTTGTCACCTAGAGTTTCTTTCGTACGGTCAATTGTGACCTCTACCCCTTCTTCATTTTTTGTCTTTTCCTTGTGGTCGGAAAAAGACACCCCGTTTCCGAGAAGATACGTGCATCTCTGGGTGTTCAGCCTTCTGAAAAAGTTGGAACACAGCTTGTTGTTGGACGCGGTAAAATCCTCCACGGGATTCCCCGTTAGGGTGAATATGGTCTTTACGTAGTTTACTATGGTTTCATTTCTTTGGTGGTCATACTCGTCAGCACTCTTGGCTGTCTTGTATATGTCACTGTTTATGTGGTTGGTGATTGCATTAGTTATGGCTTTAATTTCTCCGCCATCTTTGATAAAATCCTGATACGTGTACACTGCTACTACCTCCCGTACGGCGATTTATAGTTGTTTATTCCAATCGGTCTAACTATCCTCTTAGTATTTACGAAGTATCTGGTCGCGTCCATCAAATGGTCGAAATTCTTCACCGGACGGTCTTCCACTATAGATGTATCCCAAACGTACGACTGCGCCTCTTTTTTCCACTCCGTGCACCCGGAGCAAACCTTGATTAGTCCTCTTTCTATTGCAGTTGAAGTTTTTCTAATTCCGTTGATTAGGTCATTGTCTGCGGGTATCGGTCTAAACCATTCGGACTGACGAAGAAGGGCTATAAAGGACGCGGCAGAAGGGTCTACTATTACCGGAATCCTGTCCACGTTCTCCACGTACTCTCCCCATGCGTTGTATGTAAAGTATTTCCTACCTTCCTTGATTGGCTCCGCGAAATCGTTCAGCATCGCTAGATATTCGTCATCCGTTTTCTGGACCCCGGTGTCTCTCCCCGAATAGTACAAGTTATTCGTGACGTACCATGTTTCTCCGTGTAATTTGCACAGTATAGCGGCAAACGGATTGGATGTTCCGTAGTCAAGCGAAATACATACGTCGTCCGGAGGCGTGTCCGGTTCGAAATCGCATATGGCTTTGCTAAAATTCGGATACACCAGACCCTCGGCAAGAGTCCACAGCCCAAGAATGTATCTGTCGTACCAGACCGAACCAGCATACTCTGCTTCGAGCGCGTGGACATATTCCTCCGGAAGGAAGGGGTTGTCGTATATGGTATAGTCTTGTCTATAAATGTCTACCCCTCGCTCTGCTGAGTCCAAGAATTCCTTGAACCAGTGGTTCGGGCTTGCCGGGTTTGTTGTTGCATCGCAACAAGACCACGGCAGAGAAAGTCTAGACTTAAGCATCTGGAATACCTCTTGATTTATGTCCGTGGCCTCGTCAATAGCAACGTAGGCGATTTCGGAACCTCTTATCTTGGCTACCTGGCTTACCTTGTCGGCACCGATGCAGTATACCTTCTCCCCCAGTATCTTGGAAATGTTTTGGGAGTTTATCCCCGTGGCTATGCCGTCTCCATAAATGTCCCGCATGGGTTGGAGAATGTTTCGCTCGATGTTTGCACGGGTAGCACCAAGAATAACGCGAAGACCCCTTTGACCTTTCCTCTCCATAAGACGGGACGGGATGCAGTACGAAATCTGGCAGTATGACTTCCCGGAACGGACCGCACCACAGGCAATGTTCCATCTATGGTTTGCATCCTTAATGTACTCTGCCTGTTTGGGCGTAAGTTCGAATGATGACTGCATGTGTTACCCCAGTGTCACAAGGACCGGCCTGTATTTGTTCTTGGTTACTCTACCCCAAATCATGTTACCGTTAGAGTCCCGTTTTCCGGTCCAAGCCTGATCGCCAACCTTAACGGATTCAGTTCTGCTTTTATAAGCATTTTTCAGAGCGGCAGTTGACTTGAACCCTTTGTTCCTTGCCACTATATCATGATCGTTTGCCTCATATGTACCCTTACCCTCAAAGGCTCTGTGAGTACCACCGCCCTCAACAGCATACTCCCTCTGTAGGACCCATCTCTGATTTGCCCCTATTCTACTAGGCAACCCAGAAATCCCATCGTACGCAGTGGCATTACTCTTTACAGGAGCGAAACCACTGCTCATACTGCTTCCTGATCCTCTTCCTCCCATTAGTTAACCACCCTCACTTTCTCAAGTTTGTCTAACGCGTCATAAACTCTATTACGCTCCGTAGCATTGGTAGCCCGTGACAAAAGGTTGGCCAGTCTACTGGACTCCCTGTCGTACTCCCTCCTAGTCAAGTACCCCTTAGACGGGGGAGTAAACAGAGACCCTCTGCTAGAATTTGACATCCTGCTACCGGAACCTCTACCGCCCATTGTGCTCTCCTTTCTTCAAAATACCCACGTTATTTCTTCTTCTTGCCGTTTATGGTAAGTACATCGGACCCCGTTCTAATTCTAGCCTTTGCCATACCCGCAAGTTCTTTCTCAAACTGCGCACGAGACCTGTTTGTTTCGGGGTATTGTGGGTAATTCTTCATGTCTGTACTAGTTGTCCTAGTACCATCGCTGTATTTAGTGGTGGTTTTAATCGCGTCACCATTTCTAGTAACATACGTTCTAGATTCGTAATCTCCGGACACGCCCGTCCCGATTGTGGTAAACGACTGTACACGTGAGGGGACGTCGCTTTCTTGATACGTGCCGCTACCCGCACTTTTTATGGCGTCTCTCATTTCACGCGCAGTAAGTCCTGCTTCTCTTTCTCCATCCATAAATTCCTGCAGAGCCGCTTTACCTTCTGCAGTCCTAATATATCTTCTAGTTTCTGCTTCAGACCCCATATCCAAAGCACCAGTGGCAATAGCATAGTCTGCCATGTTCCGCTGATTGGACATGAAAGACCCGCCACCGGATGTGCTTGCATTCATATTACTTCCAGAACCTCTTCCGCCCATTTATTTCTCCTTTCTTGGATAACGACTTTTTATTTTTATTATAACACGGAAACATGTTATTTGTCAAGTAGTTTCGCATCAAATACCGGAAGTTCGAACCCGTCCTTCTTTAAGGACTTCGCGCTCATGGATTTTTTCTTCTCAAGCTGCGCGTTCGGTGCCACCACTATTGGTCCGTCAAATTTGACCTCCGGGTACTGCTTTCCAAACAAAAGAATCTCGGATGGCTCCAGTACCTCAAGACACTTCTCGTACCCATCAAGCCATGCTCCCTTGTTGTCCTCATGGTTTCCGAACCCGCCAACGGTAGAAATGCAGATGAGAGAATGCTTCGGTACTCCGTCAAAGCACCAGTCGAAAGAATCCGGAGTACTCCAACATATGGTCGGAATGACCTTTACGCCGTTTTCCTGCCAGTATGCCGCGCACCACATCTTCCGATAGTGGTTGAAGATTTGGACAGCCTTCGGGAAGTCTGTGTACATGGAAAAATCCGGAGCCATCACTGCCTTGAACCTCTTGACAATCGGCAGATACCTTGGAGCGTCGTTCCACACCCTCTCGAACTGGTAATCATCAAGATAGAAATGGCATATCTTGTCCTCCGGGTGCTTGCAGGTCTTCGCATAGTTGAACCCGATTACCTCGGTGTCCTCGACATCGACTTCCACCGGAGACATTTTTGGAAAGTCAAAAGGACCAGTTCCGGGGAAAATCCGCTTCTCGCAGTTGAGATACGCACCCCGTTTCTCTCTATAATTCATTTGGCCTCCTAATTAATGGGCTTAACCCATACTTCAGTATAATTGCCGTTCTTCTTCACCGTGTCCACCATAAATTTGGCTTTGGACGAAACAAGGGATTCACCAAGCCCGTATTTTCCCGGCAACACATCACTTATCCTAGCGGCTCTGCTTATAGGGTCTTTAGTCCTAATTACCACTTGATTGGGTTTAGAGTCCGACTTATGCCCTCTTGCATAACTTTGGGCTACCCCAACTTTATTTGACCATGACGAAATTTTACCCTCTGCAAGAATGACCCCGGGTTTAAGGGCTTCAAGTTCTGAATCCGACATGGATATCCCACGGCTGAGGCCATAAGCGTACGAAACCGGACCGTTTTTGGCCGAGTACTCACTTATAAACGCCTCCATTATGCGTTTATCCTCTGCGGTAAGGTTGTCAGTTCCGGTAGCCAACCAGTTATTTATTCGATTACGAATAACCCTTTGGTAGTCAGCGGTCGTGTAATTGCCAATTCCCGAATTTCCTCCACGTCCACCCATTTAATCCACCTTACATACTCTTATTCTCATGCGTTTTTGACCTCTTAGCATTGCCAAATTAACACGATGATTGCCATCGATAACTATCAATTTACCCTTGTACTCTAGAGCGCGCACTCCTTGGTCGTGTCCCGACTTGAGTCCGCTCACTCTTCCGGGGATTATGTCCGCCATATCCTTAAGTTTATCAGCGTCAACCCAGTCTTGACGGGTTTTCAGACTGCTGATGGATACCTCTCTATCTTTGTACGCTCCTGCCGCTATGGAGTCCATACCTTGCTCATGGTATAAGCGGTTGGACTCCCTAATATCACTCGGAC